ATTGAACGAGCCCATTTGGACTCGGCACGCCCACTCGTAAGTGTTGTCGGCCAAGCACACCGAGAGGAATCTGCGCGTTCCTCTAATCATCAAGTACCAATTGCTGAGGTACGATCACAACCATTGGATGCTCACTTCTCTGCCTTGCGGCATTTTGTAGAAGAGGAAGCTATGGTTGAACCTCCGATGGTCAAGCCTGTTGGTTTGGCTGAATCGTTGAAGGTTCGTGTGATTACGAAAGGTCCACCTAAGACTACCTTTGTCTTAAAGCCCTTACAGAAGTTCTTGTGGTCTGCTCTTGCTGAGCACCCTTGTTTCCAGTTGATAGGCAAGCCTGTTAATGAGGAATACATAGAACAACGGTTGGGTCCTCGGATTGACGAGGATGAATATTACCTGTCAGGTGATTATTCAGCTGCGACTGATAACTTGGCGCCGTGGGTTAGTGAGTATATTGCAACATATATTTCTCTGAAGTGTAAACTTACACCTCAGGAACGTATATTGTTTACTCGCGCACTTACACGTCATCAGTTCGATGGACTTAAGCAAGATGATGATATCTTACCGCAGAAGTGGGGACAATTGATGGGTTCAGTTGTGTCATTTCCCGTATTATGCATTGCCAATGCCGTGATTTGTCGTTGGGCCTTAGAACTCGATACTGGATTTCTTACCAGTCTGCGAGAGGCTCCTTTGATGATTAACGGTGATGATTGTGCACTTCGTGTAACCAAACGAGGTCATGATATGTGGGCAAAATTAGCTGCATATATAGGATTGACGCCATCAGTCGGAAAATATTTCCTGTCCAAGGATTTTGTTCAAATCAATTCCACCAATTTCGTGAGGAGACTTCGACCTACCAAGGTCTTGCAAACCAGCAAGATAGTAGGAGAGCTTGTTCCGGGTCCTCTTAGCTCCTTTCCTAACGCCGAGTTAATTGGCGAGTATTTAGGGAGGGATCTGAGAACAGAACTACAGGTTCGAACGAAGTATTCCATGCCTATTATTGGAGGATGGTTTGAAGAAACGCCTTATATCAATCTCGGTCTTCTCTACGGACTAAAGCGGTCTGGAGAGAAGGTTGGGATCGATGCCGTTGCAGATACTCAAGAAACTTTGGGTACTCGCTCTCGCGAGTTGCTTCGTTGTTGTCCTAAGCGACTGCAAGGCATGATATGGAGATTATTTCGGCAACACCATCAAGAGATCCTTGACAAGTGTAGGGTCCCATGGTTTGTTCCGGAGGCATATGGCGGTGTTGGACTGCCATACGGTCATTTAATCGATCACCTCACCTCTGTTGATTTAGAGTTATCTCTAATTGACAGGAAAGCGTGTCGATTGATTAATGACGATCCCTCCATGTACCCTGTTGGCAAGCCGCCAATAGATACACCATGGGAAGTGCATAAGTTGGTCCTGAAACGTATGAAAGATTTCGGTGAGCCAGTAATTGGATTAACATCTCAACAGGATATTCGAGCGAATGATCGCTTATATTCATTGTTGTGTGTTGAGACATTATTTACTCAGCCGCTGGAATCAATCTTTAATGACGGATCAACGAAAACACAAGTCGGCCCCTCTCGTCGTGATCGCATTCTACGTCAGAACGCGAAGGCATGGTCCAAAATCCATAAGGACACACGACTATACGGGAAGAAGCCGATGACCGACACTGAGCTGGAACAGGCTCCGGTCAAACCACTACTACAACTCCAGTTTATGGAATCAAGTCAACCATTAGTTGATGAGAGGAAGTATAATTAACTGTCTCCTGGATGACTCTTGCGTAGGGTCTATAGCTAATAAACCACTGATGCCCCCTGTTACGGACAGGGCCACTCTCATGCTGAGAGTAGTGAAA